CGCCAAAGCGCTTTCCTTTGAAACCCGCGCTTTTATTGATGGAAAGTACGTTAATGCCGCCTCCGGCAAGACCTTTGCCACGGTTAATCCGGCTACTGGACGAGAGCTTGCGCAAGTCGCCTCTTGCGCGGATGAAGACGTAGACCGCGCCGTCAGTGTAAGTCCGCGAATTATTTGGCGTAGATTTGCTGAATCAGTGTCACGGGGATAATGGCGGTTGTGTGACAGAAGTCTTGCGGTTTGGCCGGGTGGGTGAGAGAAAAGGCCACGCTTGGGTGGCCTTGGTGGGCTGCCGGGTTTAGTGGTGGCCGGGTTTATCGGCGCAGCCTGCGTGGTGCAGCGTCCATTACAAAGCCTGTGCTTTGTTGAAGGTGCGCCTTCTTCCAGCAGGCTGTTCAGGAAGGGGTCAATCCCCGTTCGGCGTTGCAGCGGCTTCGCGCAGGAAGTCGCGCAGTTCATCATCCTCGGCGTAGTTGGCGGCGCATTCCTCCCATGCGTATCGTCCGACCCGCCATACGCAGGTATCCCCGCGTTGCTTGAGGTCAGCGATAAGGCTGGCAAAGCGCCCTTCATGCCGTTCAAGTAAGGTATGGCGGTGCAGTGGGCGATGTACGGCGTTTCTTGGGCAGGCGGCTTTACGGGTAAATGGGGGCATTTTGGCGCTCCTTGGGGCGCTTTAGTGAGCACAGTGACGCTCTGCTTGCGTCATACAGCAGGTCATTTCTGCGCCCTCGGCGAGAGCCAGAGCACTTCGGTGCGGGGGTTTGGGCTGCGCAGGGCGTAGTGTTTGCGTTCGAGGCGTTGCCAATCGTGCAGGCGCTTGTCGTAGAGGGCGGAGGGATAACCGGCCAGTACCACTTTGCCTTTGACTTGGCGCAGTTGTTCGAGCAGGGCGATATGCTCGGCCTCGCTCATTTCATGGCGGTAGCGGCCGCTATGGCTACGCGATGACGGCAGATAGGGCGGGTCTACGAAAAACAGTGTGTCTTCGCTGTCTTGCAGGCGGATCACCTCGCTGGCGGGCAGGCATTCAATCAGCACGCCCGCAAGGCGCTGACAGATGCTCACTAAATGGCGCGGATAGCGGCTCCATTCGCGGGCTTTGTTGTTTTTGCTGTTGCGATGCTTGGCGCAGTCGAACGGGGTTTGTCGCTGGTTAAACAGGGTTTCGTGGTGAAAGGATTGGTAGCTGCGCACAATGGCACGACGGGCGCGCTCAATCGGGCAGTCGGTTTTGCTCTGCCAGGCGGTCTCGTATTCTTGGCGTGAATAGGCGGTTCGGCGCAGTTTGCGCATCAGTTTTTGACACTGAACAGGCTCTTGCACACAGCAAAAGATGCCGACGATTTCTTCATCCAAATCGTTATAGACCTCTACGGGACTGCGTGGCTTGCGCAAGAGTACCGAAGCCGCGCCGCCGAAGGGTTCGACGTAAATCCGGTGCTCGGGCAGGTACGGCAGTATCCACGGGGCGAGCGCCCATTTGCCGCCAAAGTAGCGCAGTAGGGCGCGGGCGGGCTGATGGGCTTCATTGTTCGGCTGGGTGCAAGTGGTCATGGTCGTTTCCTTCGGCTAAGAGGGGCGTTCCATGACGCGCGAAAGGATGGCTTGAAGCCGTTAAATGATTGAGTGTGCCGCAACGCGGGCATTTAATGGAAAGGTTTAGATAATGGCCTTCACCGAGTTTACGGCGGCAATGGCCACAGCGGATGTTGGGCAGGGTTTCCTTTGGCTTGAGCACGTGCTGCAAAATCCTTGCATTCTGGTAGCCTTGGCGCACCTGTACAGGTGGCGCGGCCTTGGGCTGTTTTTGCAGCGTGTTCTGCGAAAACGGTGCGGCTGCTTGTGCGCCAACACAAGCGGCCGCGCCGCGTTTTTTCCAACGGTTCACATTCAGTAAAAAAGGCTTGACAGGGGTAATACCTCCCTAAAATGATTTTGGCGGGCTGGCGGGCTGGCGGGCTGGCGGGCTGGCGGGCTGGCGGGCTGGCGGGCTGGCTGGCTGGCTGGCTGGCTGGCTGGCTGGCTGGCTGGCTGGCTGGCTGGCTGGCTGGCTGGCAGGGATTGTCATGGCAAGATCCTGGTCACCGTGAAGTGATGTTTTTGGGCGCTGCTGACACCGTCTCTAACGCTCCATAGCTCGATGCGCAGCGATTGGTTCAGGCGCGGGTTGTCGTCTTGGTCTTTGAGGTTGGAAACCGCTTTTTCATCGGCCTCTGTCCATAGGCAAGCCGCAGCGGTCAGGCCGTTGACGGACAGGCGCAGTGCGCCGGTTTCGCCGTAGACGCGCAGGGAATAGGTCACGCCTGCCTCGGTGGTCATCGAGCCTACTTGCGTATCGTGCAATTGGTCGGCTTGCAGCAGGCGGTTTCTGTGCGCCCAACTGATAGACAGTGCGCCGCTGATGGATGCGGGATAGGCCGCGCCGTTGATCTGGACGTTGCCGGGCGGGTAGGGCCTGTGCTGGCGGGCGGATAGTTTCAGGCTATCCATGGGCGCGAGGCTTTCGTCCAGCGTGTCATCAAGAGTGCGGGTCAAGAGCTTGGTCTGGACGGTTTCGCCGGTTAAATACGCGCGCTCATCGAGGCAGGCCGCTTCTTGATAAAACCAGATGAGCGCGCCGCTTTCATGGCGGGCGGGGACGCTATCGGCGCAGCCTCTGGCTAAAGTGACAACCCCTGCGGTTAAATCCAGCGCGGTCACTTTGAGGATTTCATCGTCCACCAGCGCGGCGCTGCCGATTTCGACCTCTTCCAGCCCTTGCGCGTTTGCCAGCGTGACCGTGGCCGGTGCAGCAGCCAGCGGCATCGCTTCTGCAATCTGTGCATTCGGGCAAAAGTCGCCGGTCGCCGCTTCCTCAAAGGCCGCGCTGCCGACGCGGCTGAGCAGTGTGTAGTTGCGCACGCCCTGATGGGGTTTGGCGGCCAATACGGCGAGCGCGGCTTGTTCGTCTTGCACCACGGATAAATCCGCCGCGTCCCAAAGCGCCGCCAAATCAAACCAGCACGGCTCAATCAGTCGCCTTGATGTGACCGGCTGCGGCGCAAGAACCGGCGGCGCAATCGGTGTTTGCGTATCGCTCAAGCCTTCGTCCGGCAAGATAAAGACCTCTTCGACGCAGTGCATCACGATCTCGGACTTTGTCAATTCGCCGTAGTCAATCGTCCCTACGCGAAAGACCGTATCGATAATGTCGCGTGCCGGTTCGTTTAGCCGAAACAGGCTACCAGGCTCCAAAGCAGAGCCGCGTCGGTCGAGGCGGATTTTGAGCTTTTGCAGGTTACTTGTGGATAAAAAGCAATCGCGCGCCGCCACCCGCGCGGCAAGGCTTGCGGTAGGCAATCCCGGGTAGTCAGAGGTGGTCGTAATCACGCCGCCCGCTTGTTGTATCGCGCCCAAGTTTTTGCTGCGCGATTGGCGGGTTTTGCCGTCCCTCGGGTCTGTCCATTTAACGATATGCTGATTGGCGGCGCTATCGGCGGCGGCGGTTTGTTGTTCATCAATGGCGAGTAACCCGCTGCCTTGTTCAAACAGCGGCAAGTCATCTTTTTGATAATCGTCGCGGATCAAGCGCAGCGTCCATAATCCGCTCGTGCGCGATAAATAATGCACCGCGCCGATATGGCCTGATACCAACTCTTCAAAACGGCTTATATCGTCGGTGCGCCGCCACTTTAAACACAGTCCGAAGCCTTCTTGGTGCAATTGGTCAGCGGCCTTTTGATAACTGTGCAGATCCAGTAGCGAGCGATGTTTGCCGCGCCCCCAATCCCTGTTCGTTTGGCATTCGAGCAGGATATGCGCGGGGTTCATCGCTTTAATCGCGCCGTTTTCCAGAGCGATCAACGCCTTGGCCGGATACCAGACATCCTGACTATCCCAGCCTTTTAATGCGCGCCGAAGGCGTACCGACCAAGGTTTTGGGTAGGGGTTCATGGCGCTGACCAGCCCGTCGTAATAGCCGGTGCATACGCCTCTGAACGCAGGAACCAAACCGCCCAACAGACTTTTTAAACCGGCGGGCGCTTGCTGGTCGGGCTCGCCGTTTAAAAAGTGAAATCGGCCTTCAATGCCGCCTTCGCGCTTTTCGCCGCCGAACAGATTGCGTGCATTGATATCAAACCCGGTGCTGCTGCTAATGGGGCTGTAGCCGCTGCCGCCGGGTTTTTTCGGCCCGAACGCCTCTTTGCCGCCGACATTGATTTGCACCAGTTCATCGACCGGTCCACGGCAAAAGCCCATATGCAGCCCTAGATAATAGCGATAGCCGACGGTGACTTTTTTCCGGCCGCCCATTAGTTAATCGCCTCTTTTTGCGCTTCGTAGTGCTGCGCTGATTCGACCATGTTCAAGGCCAGCGCATCGCCGGTTTTAATCAGTTCAGAGGCGCTGATGCCGTGCTGAATAAACTGCTTGAAATCCAGTCCGTGCAGCCTGGCAAATTCGCGTGCGCCGGCCACGCAATAACCCTCTACATTGCGTAAATGTTCGGTGGTAATGATTAAGTCCTTCATTATTTGCCGCTCTTGGTCTTAATTGGGCTGGTACGTTGATTGCCGTAAGCCAAAACAATCCAGTCCGCCAGCCAGACATCGCCGAATATCACGTATTGTTCTTTGCCGTCTTCGGTCTGCGGAAAATCGCCGTCGCCTAAAATGGCCGGTGGTTGCGGTTTGGGCGGTTTGGGTGCGGTAAAGTAGGCAACCGCCGCTGCCACCAAAAAAATAACCGCATAAATAATCGCTTCATACATGGCGGTTCATCCTAAAACACCGGTTCGCCGTCAAAGGGCGATTTGCCGGGCATATGCGGACAAGCGCCGCAGTTATCCAGATTGTTAAACTTTTCATGGCAGGTTTTAATCAGCGCGTTGCAACCGGCATAAGCCAAGCAAGGCTGCGCAAAGGTTAAGGGCGCACGGTTGATTAAAGTCAGTTGATTGCCTTGATGGTTGGCAATACCACGGGTAAACAGCAACCCTTGCGCGCTTTGCCAGCGAATAAAGCCGCCTTTAAACCAGCCGTCTGGATAAGCCGATAAACCGCTTTGTGCGATTAACTTACGGCCATTAACCGATTGCACCGTAAAGGGCGTTTGGTAATCTTCTGGCCTTACTTTGCAGTTTTTGTCATAGAGCGTATGCGGGCATTCGCGCGACCAGCTCAAGCTTAGGCCGGTCATTGGGCGGGTACCGGCAGGCCGGCAAAACAGCTCCACACTGGCGGCGTTTTTTTGGTTGATTTCCGCTAACTCGCCGTGCCAGATCACCCGCGCTTCGTCATCGTTTGCGTGTTTATCCGAGAGGGTGACGGTTATCGTGGGGCGACCGGCCAAAAAAATCCGCACGGGTTCAAAATCAAAGGGGACGGATATTTTTAA